AATTTCATTTTGCGAATTATTGAGCTCCAGACAGGCTTTTCTAGTGGAACATTTAGTTTTGATGGCCAGTCTGTTAAAACAGCGACTGAGATAATTAGTGAAAACTCTGAAACTTTTTCTACTCGGTCAGATAATGTTCTTATTGTAGAAGAAGCGTTGAAAGAATTGATCACTACGATTTTTGAACTTGCTGAGGCATACAAGTTATTTAATCCTGTCAAAGAATTAGGAATAAATATCGACTTTGATGATGGTGTTTTCCAATCACAAGATGCCAAGGCTGATTATTACTCTAAACTAGTAACAGCTGGCTTAACATCTAAGTTAACTGCTATTCAAAAACTTACTGGAGTTACAGAAAAAGAAGCAAAAAAGATAGTATATGAGATTAGGGCTGAAACTCTTGATATGGATTACTCAGAGCATGAGCAAAACATAATTGAGGGACAATTAGGAAGTGAAGAATAATGGTTTCTCCACATCAGTTAGACTTATGGTCTTCTAATATGGCTCATCTATATCAATCGTTAGAAGGCGAATTAATACGTATTATCATCAAACGATTGAATAGTGGGCACGATAATATTTTAGATTGGCAAAGAGAAAAACTGCAACAGTTGCATCTATTTAATAAAGAAACTGCAAAAGTGATTTCTCAAATAACAGGAATTGCTGAATCTGAAATTGAAAGTATGTTTGATAGCTCAGGAGAAAAGATAATCAGAGACTTAGACAAACAACTACCTTACGATCCTAAGACTTTGCCATCGAACCTAGACAATGTCATGAAAGCTTATCATGATCAAGTATGGTCTGACATAAACAATTATGTGAATCAAACGTTACTATCTACCAATTTTGGCTACGGAACAGCTACCGCTCAAATGTACACAGAAATAATTAACAAAACGACTGCTGCATTTAACAGCGGTCTTTTTACATTCGATGAAGCACTAGAAAGAACGATTCAAGGATGGGCTCAAAAAGGTATTAAGTCTACTTTTATTGATAAGGGAGGGCATACATGGAGCCTAGAACGGTATGTTAGAACAGTTTTAAAGTCTACCCTATCAAATACCTATGACACATTAAGAAAAGACCGCATGAGCGAGTATAGTGTCCACACCGTGCTAGTCACAAGCCATATGGGAGCAAGGCAAGCATGTTCAAAGATTCAAGGTCATGTGGTTGACTTACGACCCATGT